ACCAAGTCCTAGCTAATGCCATCCTTGATGCTTGTATGCCGTCTTGTAATGACAGATTTGGAACAATTTTAAACGATTCTTTAGGTAATTTGTCAAAAATTTGCTCAATTATGCTCTTTCCACCACTTGCCAAAGTTTTAGCTCTAGCGTCATGCGGTAGCCAATGTGTGCCATATTCGTATGGTCGTTCTTTAATTTGGTTAGCGTAATAGATAATTGGTTGCCCATGTGCTTCGTGGTAATCCAATACTCTAATCTCTCCATGTACGACCTGATACCACCAAATAGCTGTAGCATCGTTATAGCCTAAGTCCCAAGCTGTATGAACAGGAAATAGGTTATCGCACTCAACCTTAGTGATTCTGTCAGCGTCAGTCAGTAGTCGCATCTCAACGCCATATATAGCCCCGATTATGGAAGCCTCAAATGAACACTCGAATTCTTGTTGATACTGGTCTATCGTCATCAGCTTTAATGCGTCATCTAGTTCTTCTTGGTCGATGATGTTGGTTTGACTAGCCCGTAGCGTCTTGCTGTACCATTCATTAGGGTTAAGGTTAGCGTACTGGTAGATGTCGTAAAAGGTATTGTGACCTTTAGGAGTACCAATAAACACCGCCCAACCCCGCCTATCAGATAGCAATGGGCGTATAACCTCACCCCATAAACTAGGCTTTGTGTCAGCCATTTCGTCAATAATTACGCCATCGAGGTAGTTTCCACGCAAGCTGTCAGGCGAATCGCCACCAAATAGCCTTATGCGTGAGCCATTCATAAGCTCTACCCATAGTTCTGAGATGTTATGGTTGACCCGTACAGGCTCGGAATACCGCATTAAGTAATCCCAAGCAATAGACTTAGCTTGTGCGTAATACGGGGCTATATAAGCGTACCTAGCGTTATCTTTACCTTCGTTAATGGCTCGTAGCAATAAGTCGTTAATACAAGCCACAGTCTTACCACAGCGTCTATGAGCAACAATCACAGCCCAACGCTGTTGTCTAGTGTGGAAATCCCAAAATACCTTGCGTGGCCAGTAATCTATTTCATGCTCTAGCTCGTCAGAGCAGATGGCATTTTCCATGTAACTGTGTGCTTAATAGGTTGTTTTTGGTCGCCTGCCACTTCAGTACGGGCAAGTTTAGGCATTGTGTATTCAAGGGCTTTGAAATAAAGGTCTAACCGCTTGGCGGGGTCGTCTATCTGATTTAGCCATAAATCAAGCTTATCTGCGTTGGCAGAGGTAAAGGCTGCAATGGCTTGTTTCACCTCAATGGTGACCTTATTAGACGCTCCTGTAGGCCTTCCAGCCCCTTCACGCTTACCGCCTTTGATAGATTTTGATTTTTTATCATCCATACTTATCCAAGTGATTGATTAAGTTAGGTTAATTCTACACTATTTGCACGAATACAACAAATCAAATTATTTATTAAAAGGTGTTGACAATATGTAGTAATACGCTACAATGTACTTAATCGCTGATTTATTTACTAATTGCCTAGCGATTCATAAATGGGGCTAAACAGTTAAGGAGCATTACAAATGAAGAACACTCAACGCTATATCCCTGAAGGCTACGAATTATCTTGGGATGACCAAGAATTAGGTATTCAAATCTACTACAAAGAATCACCAACAATAGGCGGTTTATGCTTTGTTGGTCGTGCTATTAATCCTACATGGCATTATCGGTTTAAAAATGCCGAACAACGCTTAGCAGAAGTAACCAAGACATTTACTAATGTAAGAGCTTGGGCAGACCGCAAAGCAGAACGCAAAGCCAAAGCCAAAGAAGCATCTGCTAATCATGGTGTAAAGGTTGGTGATGTATTCCTTAGTTCTTGGGGTTACGACCAAACCAATGTAGATTACTACCAAGTTTTATCTGTAAGCAATAAAACTGCTACTTTTTGCAAAATTGCTCAATTATCTGAAAGTGATGGTTATTTACAAGGTAATTGTGTACCAGCAACTAATCATTTTATTGGCAAACCATTTAAAAAGCTAATTCAAAAAAGTAGTGTTGAATCAAATGCTTTTATCAAAATTGCAAGTTACGCTAATGCTTACAAGATTGAGCCTGTTGCAGTAGTTAGCAACAAACCAATCTATGAATCATCACATTGGACTGCTTACGCATAAGGGGGATACCATGACCAAGCAACAATATTTAGACCAGTATCAAAAACGCCCTAAATGGGAACTTTTAAACATTAAACGAGCATTAGAAACATTTGGTGGCTTTCTAAATACTGAGGAAGAAAATATCAGATTAGAAGCCGTAAAACTAACATTAAAGCAAAAAAGGAAAAAACAATGACTTTTGATTTAAAACAATGGCGTAGCAATATAGGTGTAACCCAAGAGAAAGCAGCAGAACTCTTGGGGGTTCACCGAGTTACTTACACTAACTGGGAAAATGGGGTATATCCTGTGTCTAAAGCGGTTACAGAAGCCTGTGCCAATCTCAATACTCGTTATTCGGGTACTGGCGGTCAACATAAGCAATTAATCGCTAACATTGACGATTACAAAAACGCTTACAGGGTCTATTTTGGGTTTGTTCCAATAGGTAAACATCTCGTTTATGCCCCTTGGAAAACTATTCCATACAAATTAATAGACTTTACTCCCGATAACCCCGTTTCTTAAGAAACTCGTCAAATGCTTGGGTCAGCTTACCTCGTCTGTTTTCTTCACGAGGTACAGCCCCCAAACTTTGATATTCGGGGCGTTCATAATAAGTTCTGTCAATTTTTGGGCTAGACAATGCTGGCTTAATTTTCAGGTCAGGTATTGTTTTTTGGGCGATTTTTACAATATCTTCTAGGCTTGTTTGGTCATTCCAACCGCCTTTAAATATCAATCCTTCGCCCCCTTTACGATGTTGCAATACAGCATCAGTTGATTCTGATAACGCTTGGTTTAACTTGACCACATCTTTATCGCTCAATGGTTTGCCGTTGCGGGTTAAAAATGCAGCATTGCCTTTAGATAAATCACCAAATGGTAATGCTGTAGCCCTTGTTGCAGTAGCACCAGCTTGTTCTAAATTTTCTGCGGTTTGAGCCATCTCTTTAAGTAGCGGTTTATTACCACCTACGCTTAAGCTACGGCTGCCTTCTGATACAAATACTGGATTACTTTCACCCATCCAATAGCCTTGTCGTTGGGTTACATCTTGCAAGCTAGGTGATGCAGCAGCACGATAGCGTTCAAGGGCCAGCGTTTCTGCGGCTGGATTTCCTGAAATATTAGCTAATGTGCGGGGCAGTCCTTCAGCAGTTACAGTAGCTTCTGTAAATGTTTGTGGTCTAGATAATGGGCTTACGGCTCTAGCTAACATCTGTGGATTTCTAGCTACACCAATTCCAAGGGGCACAGCCATAGCAGCAATGTTTACTGGTTCACCAGCTTGGCGGCCTTCAAGATATGCAGCTTGATTGGGGTCAAGTACCGACATGTTAGGTTGTTGTGGAAAACCTGTAGCAGATGACAAAAAGCCTTCGGCATACCCGCCTTGTGGCTGTGGCACAGTTTTATTGGGCATTTGGGGGTAGCCTACAAAAGCACCGCCCTGAAGCCTTAAAAGTTCTGCCAGCGTAGCCATTTATGCTATGTCCTTTTGGAACTTATTAAAGTGTGTCAGCAAAGCAGCTTTACGCTTCATGCGTTTTTCTTCGTTGCCTACTAACTTACTAGGCTTACCACCCTTCATTGGGAAGTCTAGCTTCTTAGGTTCTTTAGTTTTCATTACATATCCTTCATTTTATCGGTAAGCATTTGTTTTCTAGTCTTTTTGGGCGGTTTTGCCGTCTTAGCCGACTCAATAAAGTCTTGCTTGCTAGGAGCGTCTTTGCTACCAACCTTGTTCATCTTTTCGCCTGAACCAGCCTTAATGCGTTCCCGTTTGGCGTGAATGTTTGCGTATAGTCCTTGTTTAGCCACAGTTCCATCTCCTCATAGATGCTTTTGCTCGTTCAGCGTTCTTGCTGTTTTTTACTACCCCACCCATTCTTGCACAAAAACTAGCTTTTCTGCCTTTATCGGCATCGGTCTTAGGATTTGGAGCGGGGGCTTTTAAATTGGCGTTGTTCTTACGATTGTAGGCTTCACGACCTTTGGCGGTCATTCCAGCACCTTGGTCGGTAGGAAGATAGTTCTTACCCTTACCAGTAGTGGTCTTGGGTATCTGCTTATCTATTGCAGCACGAATTTGGTCTTGGCGGCTCATTTTAAGAACTTTAACTTGTAAGTCGTAGTGTTAATTAAGTCGGCAATTTCATCAATAATGTTCTGTAGTTCGCTATCTTGCGGTAAATCTTGGCGAGCTTCTTTAACAAAGTTCTGTAAAGATTCCATGTAGCGTAAAGGGTCTTTGGGCTGGTGGTACACATTTGGAAATGCGGTGAACTTACCATAAATACCAGCGTGGGATTCAGCAAAGCTGTCAGTTAAATCTACAATAGCTTCGTAGTATTTTTGCAACGCTTTGTGGCGTGAATAGGAATCCGTTGTGAAATGGAAGAAATGCGTATTAGTCG